GCCGCGCTTCCTCGATGTCCGCCAGTTTCGGGTAGCGGTCCAGCTCCTGCGCGGTAAACGGCCGGTGGTCCGGCGTGGTCTGCTTCCAACCACGTGGCCGGTACAGTGCCACGCAGCCGCAATTGATCGTCTCCGACGCCGGCGCGGTCGGGTCGTGCGGATGCATCATTTTCACCTCGCCGATGACAAACGGTTTATCCACCGCAACCCGCTGGCCATCGGCAATGGCATGGCTCAAGCGCGGCCGCAACTTGCCGCTGCGCCGCCACACCTTGTCCATCTCCACCCCGGCCTGGACATGCTGCCGGGCGCGCTCGTCGGAGGCCACCGAATAGGTGCGGCTCAGTTCGGTGCGCACGATCGTGGTCGCCCGTTTGCGGCTGGCGCCGCCCATGATTTCCTGCACCGCGCTCAGCGTCTCATGCAGCGGACGCGCCCCGATCAGGCTCATGCCCAGCTCGGCATTGATCCGCCCGACTGCCTGTTTCGAAACATCCTGTATCCGGTCGGTCATGAACGCGCGCATCGCCAGCAACTGGCTCTCATCCAGGTGTGGCATCACCGCCGCAACCGTCACTCCGCCGGCTTTGAGCGGGATATCCAGCGCATCGATGCCCATCGACCATACCGTAGTGGCGGAATCGTCCAGCACCCGCGCCGCCTGGCCGCCCAACGTGGTCAACACCCGCTCGATCTCCGCCTGCAACTGCGGCAGATACCACGCCGCGTATTCGCCCGGCGCCGCTGCCAGCGCGATCTTGATCTCGTTCAAACCCGACTCCAATAACGCCATTACCTCCGCCAGCGTCTCCCGTATCAGCGCAGCGGCAGCCGCGCGGATGATCTGCTCGGCCTTGGTATAGCGGGCGGGCGGGGTCATGCCATCACGCTGCTGGCGTGGTGCTGTACACGTCTGCCTCGGCCGCCGCTGCCGCCTCCTCGGCCGCCGATTCCAACTCGCTCGCCGCGTCGATCTCCACCCCCAAACGCCCGGCGATACTGTTGATGATGCGCCCGGCGGTTTCCCGCGTCAGCAGCCCCCTGTTCAGCGCCAGCCCCACCGCCACCACCGCCTGTTGCAGCGCGGCGGCGTATTTGGTCGTATCGCGCGCCGTCATCTCCGGGAATATGGCCTCCACCTGGAACGCCTCATCCTCAAGATCCGGCTCGGCCTTGCCGCGTGCCAGCAGCGCCTGGCGCAGCACGTAGACGCCGATCGACTCCAGCATGTGCTTCACCACCTGCTGGCGCATGCTCAACACTTTCAATGTCGGCTCGGCCATGCTCTCTCCGGTGGAGCGGTTCACATCGCCGCCGCCGCCGAACCAGTGTTCCGGGATTGTTGCGCCACCTAAAACATGATTGCGGAAAAGCCGGGCTCCCTCAGAAGCATCTTGCGCTTTCAGGTCCGGGCTTTCCGCCTTCCAGGTCTCGGCCTCGTTGTGCACGCGGGCAGAGCCTGGGCGCGGGGCGGTAATGGTCTTGGCGCGCGCCGCCACCTCTTCCGGCGTGGCGCCGGTCAGCGTCACATCCCAGATGAACGCCCGCATGAACTGGGCGCGGTCCAGCTCGCCGAACAGGTATTGATCGTAGCCATCCAGGTAATCGGCCTGCGCCAGCAGATCGGAGCGGCCACGGCGGCCGTTGGAGAGATCGTTGATGGTGAACCAGAACGCCTCGCCATCGGTGAACGTGTCGCGGATCGCGCGGGTGCGGGCGGTGAACAACTCGGCATCGGCGCCGTTGACGATCACCCGGTAGCGCCGCGCCTGGCTGCGCTTGTCCTTCACCGTGACAATGCCGATCGGCTGTTCCGGATTGTCCGGGTCCATCACCACGGTCTCGACCAGGCCGGGGTCCAGATAGCCCAGGCGGACGTGGCCGGTGTGCTGGTTGACGAATGCCGGATAGCACTGCTCGCCATAGATGCCCAGCTCGCGCACTTTTTTCGGTAGTTTCACGCTCATCTGATTGATGGGGTCACGCCAGAACCGGGTCAGCAGCGCCTGGTTGTCCTCGTCGTCGCAATGCAGCCGCACGCCCTCGGCCAGCAGGTAGGCAATGGGCAACTCGATCAGCCGGTTGGCGAGCAGGTTGCTCTCCCACAGATACTGCGCCATCTCGCGCATGCGCTGGTGGGTCATCGGCGACAGATCGCGGCGGGTATCGCCGGATAGACGGCGCCATTGATCCTCATCGGCGTCCACATTCACGCCGGCCGCCTCGCAGAATTTGGCAGACTGGAGCGGCGCCGTTTCATCATTGGTGTGTTCTTTGCCTAGCCAACCGGCCAATATTTCGAGCATCTTCATGTTTCGATACCTCTCGCAATGCCGTCTAACGTGTGTTGAGGGCCTGTTAAGCGGGTTTTTGTGTTGTCAGCCATACCGATGCCGCCCTGAACCACCATGCGGCCGTTTTAGGCCCATCAGCGACGTTCTGCTGTTTTCGGTGGCGGGTTGCCCATGACTCGGGGCATAGGTGTCGGGGGTGGGTGCGACGGTTTCGCCGGCGGCGGGTTGCCCACCGCTGCCGGCAGCATTGCACGCCAGGAAACACGCCCAGGCCCGGTCGGCGTGGCCGGCGCTGTCCGAGTCGGCGACAAAGCGCGGCGTACCGGTGGGGCCGACGACCTTTTGGAGCTTGTGCAGGTCAGCGCGTAATGCCGCGTTGCCCAGCGGGATGCGGATTTTGCGGTCCTCAAACGCCTGTTTGCCCTGGGTGGCCATGATCAGCTTGTTTGGCCCGGTGAACAGCACACCCTCGACGCGCAGCGCACCGTGGCGGCGCTGCGCATCCTCGACCGGCTTCTCACCCATGCCGGTCTGGTCCATACAGCAACGCGCCACCCGGTAGCGGGCGAACACGTCATCCAGCAAGGCGTCCTGTTCGGCGAACGAAATCCGTTTGCGCTCGATGATCTCCCGCGTCCACAGCACATCCCCCACTTGTTCCAGCACCCAGATCACGAACAGGTCATGCCGCGCGGCGATGTCCACGCCGACGAAACAGGGGCCGCCCTGGTAGTGCATGGGCAGCCCTGCGGCGTCGTGCTCGACGCTGTTGATCAGGTCGTAGGACAGCCAGGCGCTCGCCTCGTCCAGCCATTTCAGCTCGTATTCCTGAGCCCAGGCATCCTCATCATCCAGGGCGCGGCGCAGCTCATCGATGTTGCGCGGCAGGCCATCCTTCACCGCCTGGTAGATGTCGACGATGTGTTTTGACCAGATGCCGTCCTCGTTGGTCACCAGGTCATAGAATTTGTTGCCCTTGCCGTTGGGCGTAGAGGTCACGCGCAATTTGTAGCCGTTGGAGATGACCGGGAACAGCGCCGCCCAGATCTTGCGGGAGTCGGCGTGGAAGGCGAACTCGTCCAGGAACACGTTGGCCGAGAAGCCGCGCGCCGTGTCCGGGTTGGCCGGCAGCGCGGTGATGCGCGAGCCGCCCGGCAATACGATTTCCAACTGCGCATAGCGGGCGCCATCACCCCCGATGTATTCGCCCTCGATTTCCTGAATCGCCATGCCGTAGGCGCTGGCGTGCTTCTTCACGCCTTCCTCCATCGCCTCTTTCGCCTGGCGCTCGCCGCGCGAGAGGATCACCCAGCGCGTGCGGCGGCCATGCGCCTCAGCCTCGAAACAGTCGTCGACCAGCTCCAGCGTGGTAGTGAAGGTCTTGCCGGTCTGGCGGGCGAACATGCCGATCTTGAACCGCGCCTGATCTCGCAGCCAGCGCTGCTGGTAGAGATAAAGCTGGACGGCGGCGCGGACCTCAGACGAGGCCATAGATTTCCTCTCTCACCCGGCGCAGGGTTTCCGGATCGAGCCGCCCCTTGCCTTCGCGTGCCTGGCTGTCCAGGTCATTCAACGCGGCGCCGATCTTGGCGCGGGTTTCCGCCGCGTAGCGCTTCACCGTGATGCTGGCGCGGGACAGGTCGCTGATTGAGCGGGTGAGTTTGGAGAGGTCGATAGTTTCCGGGTCGACCTTGATGTCCATCAGCACGCCAAACAGCTTTTCTTGCGTCAGACGTACCAATGCCTGATTCACCGCATCCTCATCATCCGGACTGTGCTCCACCACGGCGCGGGCCTGCTCGGTAACCAGGCGCAGGGTTTTCAGGCGCTCTTCAAAATCCTGCCCGTAGCGATGAATTGCGCTCTTGCTGATCTCGTGGCCACGCTCCTTCAACGCTTCTTCCAGCGCTTCATAGCCGCTGAAGTTGCCTTCCACCAGCGCCCCATCCAGCCAGGCTTTCACCTCGGCTGGCAGAGTCAGTATCGCGCTGCGGCGCGGCATCTCAGTACCGCTCCGGCCGGGCGATGCCCGGCTCAATGCTGACGGTGTACTCCACCACATCGGTGCCGTTGCGGGTCAGGTCGCCAAACCAGCGGCCGCCCGGTTCCTTGATCAGGCGCACCAGGTCGCGGTCTGCCAGGTAGTCCAGTTGCTGGCGCATTTCCAGTTGCGTCGCATCCGGATAGATGCCCTGCATGGTGGCCAGGATCAGCTCCTCATAGGCGCCCACCGGGCTGGCGTTGTACAGCGTCAGCAGCACATACCAGCGCATCGATTCACGGCGGATTTTCTGGTGGTCAATCATTGTTTTTT